GACCTCTCTGCTTTATACCGTGAACGGATGCGTATTAACAAATACGGCCGCACAATGGTACGAGATAAAAACTCGTGGAGAGAGTTAACCCATGCGGTGTCGGATACATGGCTTGAATGGGTTTTTGGCCATAAGGCCAACATTCAAGACCTGGACGACGCAGCGAAGGCCTTCAAGACAATGGCGGATGCGGATTGTTATGATCTAATTCCAATAAAAGCTGGAGGTATGAGCGAGGCCACAGTAAGTGGTCAAGTTCTATCGTACACACCTGCTTCAAGCTTGCCTTCGGCCACATTTCATCAAAATGTGTTCAAGGACGGTTATGAGCAGTGTTACAGTACGATTCGCGGTGCTTGGAGGAATGATAATCCTTCAGGGACGATGCCAATACCTGGGCAATTCGGGATAGGAGTTTTAGATGTCCTACCTACAGCCTGGGAGTTGGTGCCGTGGTCGTTTTTTGCCGATTATTTCATCAATATCGGTCAAGTTCTCGATGCGTGGCAGATGCGGTTTGTGACGTTTGCTTGGATGAACCGGACTACAAGAAGTAGCCGGACAGACAAGTTCTCTGATCTTTGCCGAGATTCTTCTGTTAGCTTTGCCTACGACGATTCGTTGTCGTATGGCGGCCACGTAGAGAAATCCCGTTTCGACGTGAATCGTGGGACAATTAACAGCACATGGGAGACCGGCTTTATGGTCAAGGTACCTGGCTTCGACTCAGCGTCGGGCCGTGGGCGTTGGCTTAACATAGCCGCTCTGCTGACTATGGGCATCAAACCCCATACTTCGCGTTCCATTTTCCGTTAGTCCCTTCATCCATCGTTTTACTATTCCGAGGTAGGTCACTATGACCGTTAATGTTACTTCCCCGGTCACGGGCGCTGCGCAGACGGGTTTTACCGCCCCTACGTACACGCTCACGACGGACATCGCACCGGATATCAATGGCAAGCAATGGGCTGTTACCGCACTAGGCGGGACACAGGCTGGCGTGTCGCTACATTCCGTGTCGTCACCCTTCACGATCAGTGTGTTTCGGCCTAAGGTTGTCAGGAACATCGGCAACCCAAATCCTATCACTGGCGTTGTTAGCAACATTCCAAAGAACACGTACAAGGTGATTACTCGTAAGGGGATGGTTCCTCTTGCTGGTCAGTCGCCCCAAACCATGATCGTGACAACGATTATGGACGTGCCTGCGGG